AAAGAAACTAAGTTATAGAAGAGAGGAGTTTTGTAAAACATACACAAGTAATGATAGAGAGTTATTTGGTAATGGAGTACAAAGTTATATAGAGGTTTATGAGCCAGATACAACTAAAAAGAACTGGTATCAAACAGCTCGTGCTAGTGCTTCACAGATATTAACTACTATTAACGTAATAGAAAGAATCAATGAATTGTTAGAGAAACAAGGATTTAATGATGAGAATGTAGAAAAGCAACATTTATTTCTTCTTAACCAACACGAAGATAAAGGAATTAAAATGAGAGCAGTGGATAGTTACTATAAACTTAAAGGAAAGAATGAACCTGAAAAGACTGAAATTATAATTAAGCCAAGGGATAAAGATGTTGCAGATAAAGCTTTAAGTAAATTCTTAAATGGAAATAAAAGAGATATTAAAAAGTAATGATTATTCAAAGAAGAAAGCTTTATTTAGTTTTAGTAACGAACAAGAAAAAATAGTATTATTAAAGTTTAATTTATGGGCTAGACATTGTTTTGGTAAATACTTTACAAGTAATGACGCACCTTTCCATAATGATATTGATAAGAACAATCTTAGAGCTTATAGAGGAGAAATAAAGAGTTTTACTGATATAGCCTTTAGAGATGGAGCAAAGACTGCACGCACTAAACTGTTTGTAGCCTTTTGCATAGCTAACGACTTAAATCATTTTAGAAGATATTTTAAAGTACTAGCAGAAGATGGAACTAATAGTAAACAGATAGTAACAGATGTTTACAACATGTTGATACAGTCAGAGGTAAGAAAGATTAGTCCTGAAATATTTAGAAAAACAAATACAAAAAGAGAAGAAACAATGAGTTCATTCACAACAGCTACAGGTATAAAGCTTATAGCTGATACAGTGGGAGTAGACCAACGTGGAGCTTTACAAGAAGAGGCTAGACCAGACTTTATATGGTTTGAAGACTTTGAAAATAGAAAATCATTAAGAAGTGCTGTAAAGACAATAGCTATTTGGGATAATATGGAAGAAGCTAGAACAGGATTGAGTAAGGATGGTGCTTGTATTTATACTTGTAACTATATTTCAGAGGCTGGAAACGTACACAAGCTTGTGAATAAAGAAGATGATAGAAATATAGTCCTTATAACACCGATAATAAAAGATGGAGTTGTTGCATGGGATAGATATACTGTAGATGACGTTGAGAGAATGAAGAAAGAAGATGATGACTTTGAAGGTGAGCGTTTATGTGAGCCTTCAGCAGGTAAAGATATATACTTTGACCGTCAGACACTGGATAAAATGGATGCAAGACAGCCTATTAAGGTTTCAGCAGAGTTCAAGATATTCTATAAGTTTAACCCTAGTCATAGATATGGAAGTGGACACGATGTAGCTGGAGGAGTTGGTTTAGATAGTTCAGCTTCAGTCTTTATAGACTTTAGCACTGTACCTGCAAGAGTAGTTGGCACGTTCGCTAATAACCTAATAAAACCAGAAACCTTTGGAGATGAAGTATTCAGAGAACAAGAAATCTTTGGTGGTTGTATATCAGCAGTTGAGAATAACTACGGTACAGAGGCAATCTTAAAACTTAAACAGCTAGACGCTAACTTATATACTTGGAAAAAGAAAGATACAGAGATAAGGGATAAAGTTGAGACTGAATACGGTTGGAATACTAATCAGCTTACAAAGCCTAAGATGATGTCAGCCTTACTAAAGGCGTTAGAAGATGGCTTACTAGAGCTTTGTGATAAAGGACTGATAGCAGAAGCTAAGAGTTATACTAGAAATGATTTATTAGAGTTTGTAAGAGACCCTAGATTAACGACTAGACATTTTGACCTCTTAATTGCTTGTGCAATAGCTTGGCAAATGAAAGACTTTGCTAAAGTAATGAAAAAGATAGTATATAAACAACCAGAAGTTAAGATGACCAGTGAGTTCTACGGAGGAGGAGCTGAAAAAGATGATGATTTTATAAATAAAGTATTTAATGAATGTAAATAAATGGTAGATAAAAAAATACAAGCACAAATAGTAACAAACGCTCAAAAACAGATTGATAACTGGGAGATGTTTTATTCCCCACGTTTACGTCAGATAAAGAAGTTTGAGGATATGTATGCTCTTCGTGTTTCTTTACAGCTTAAGAACCGTTTTAACATACCATTACCAATCTTATCAGGTTATATTGATACTTTTAAGTCTAAGATAGATGAGTTCCCTAATGTAGAGTTTAACCCTCAAGAGGAGGGCGATTTAAAGGCTTCTAGGAAGGTCTCTGCTCTATGGGATAGCGAAAAAGGTGCTGATAGAGGTCAGTGGGCTTTTGTTGATAGAGGAGCGAAGACATTGGCTATGTTTAGTGGGCGTGCTACTTATAAATACTTTGCAGAAAGCGACCCAGAATATAAATCTAACTTTGAGGTAGTAGATTATTATGATTTTGTGTTTGAACCACAAGGTGGTGCAGACCTTGAGAAACATTTATTCTGTGGGCAGATAAACATTTTTAAAACTAAAAGCCAAATAAAAAGAGGAGTTGATAGCGGTTTATATCAGAAAGATGGAATGAATAGCCTTATTCTTTCTGTAAGTAATAAAGAAAGTAAAGAAAATGATAGGTCAATGGAGAATAAGTTTAACCGACTACAATCACTTGGCTTAGACCCTAATAATAATAACTTTGTAGGAGAAGGTACGTTTAATCTTGCTGAAATGTATACAACATTTGATGGCAAACGATATTACCTTTTCTTTGATAGAAAAAGTGGAGCAGTACTAAGAATTGAAGAGTTAAAGGAAATGTTTAAGAGTAATGAATATCCTTTTGTTACATGGGCTACTCATGAAGACCCTTTCAATTTCTCATCTAAGAGTCCTTGTGATGATGTATACCCTGTAGCTGATTCAATGGTTACTTTATTCAATCAAGCCTTAGATAACGTACAGAAGCGTAACTGGGGTATGAGAGGTGTTGATACAAGCGTGGTTAAGAATCTTAATCAACTTAATTGGCGACCAGATGGTATAATAGAATTTGATGGTAATAAAGGAAATATAAAGAACGCCTTAGTAGAACTTGAAACACCAGATAACAGTGGACAGGTACAGAACCTTGTTACCTTTTTAGATAACTATTTAGGTCAGAAGACTGGTATTACACCAGCTACCCAAGGTCAATCTGATAAAGACCAAAAAGTAGGTATCTTTTATGGTGAATTACAGTTAGTAGCAGATAGAATTGATTATATAAGTAAGATGTATCGTGAAGCTCATGTAAAGATTGGTAAGAAGTTTGTTCAAGGCTTACAAGAACATATGGGTCAGCCAATGGCAGTTAAAATTCTAGGTAAAGACGGAGCTGAATGGACTGAAATAAAGAATGAAGACCTTAAAGAATTTGATATAAGTATTAGTGGAGGTCAATCAGAATTACAATTAAATGAAATAAAGACTCGTAAACAAGCAGAAGCTTTAGATAGGTTATTAAAAGCAGGCACTCCTGTTAATAAAGAATGGTTTGCTGAAATGACACTAAGACAGGGAGACTTTGATGAAGAAGATATTAAACGTGCTATGGACTTAAATAGTGATGGTGATGATGAAATATTATCTGAGGCGGCGAAAGCAATTCAAGATATTATACAAGGCAAAATACCAGAACGTAATAGAGGAGCAACCGTTGGCTTTGTAAATAAGATACTTGATTACGCTGAAGATAATACATTTGGAAATCTTAAGACTGAATCAGGACAAGCAAAAGACAATGAGATATTTAGTAAGTTAATGGAATACGCTAATCTTCATATGCCTATTGCTCAACAGAATGCTATGAGAAAGGCACAACAGTTATTAGCTACACAGGATATACAGGGAGCAATACAAGGTACAGGTGGAGCAAATCTTCCTAAGAGAACAGACCAGCCAGTAGTATCAAGTGAAGGAGTACAGCAAAAGAGTGCTGAAATTTCAGGTAAAAATAATCCATTAGTAGGTTAATATGCACATAATTGAAGAACTAAAAGAAGCTGAGAAAACCTTTTTAAAAGATGAAGACCAGCAACAGATTAAAGCTTGGAAAATACAGGCTCACGAAATGATGAATATTGAATCTTTAGAAAGTATTGAAGGTATTAAAATCTTTGAGAAGTGGTTAAATAAAGAAAAAGAAATGATTGAAAGCCAGCTAAAGGTTAAAAGAGATAGTACTGAATTAGAACGAGCATTATCTTTTAAGAGGATTGATTGGATAGAAGACGTATTAGGTTTCTTTAAAGATAGAGATATAGATAAATTAAGAGAACAAATTAAACAACTAATATAATATGGAAGAAGTTAAAAAGAATCCAAAAGACCACACAGACTTAGAGCTTAAAGATGGTCAATTATTTAAAAAGATTAAATACCCTTGGTATGTTAAACTATGGAAAGTACCTCTTCTAGTCTTTAAATACTATTTGATAGAACCTTTTAGAAAGAAAGCAAGAGAAAAAGCTATAGGAGATTTCCTTATAGATAATAAAAGATTACTAATCATAGTAGCAGACCCACAAACAGATAAACTTATAATGGGTTATAAAGGAAAGGTCGTAGTAAGTCATATTAAAAGTACAGACAATAAGCAACGTCATATAGTCCGTAAGATGCTTAAACATTCACAATTCAAACATAATATAGATGGTTTCTTACAAGGATTGAGTAGTGCTATGCAACTAAAAATAGCAGAGAACTTAGAAAACAATCAATTCTTTCACTGGATAGACGGAGCTTTATATAATATATCTAAATCACTAAGTAAAAAATATGGGAAAGAAAACAACAAGTAAAGTAGAGAAAAAAGAAATTAAAGAAGAACCTAAAGCTAAGAAAGGTGATGTTTCAATGAATTCACCAGAAGAAATGCTTGAAGGTATCTTGAGAACAGAAGCAGGTTATGTAATTAAATTCGCTGATAAACGTGAAGAGTTTATTGGTGATGAACAGACTGCATTAAACGAAGCAATAAAAAGATATAAGATATTTTTAACTGAATAATTAACAATTTATTAAACGCTTAAGATTCGATGCCTACTGTACAGGGTATTGAGTGTAGATTTTATTTAAGCGTTTAGTCTATACTCAATACTTTGGACGGGAACGCATTGTTCCCGTCCTTTTTATAGTTATAAGCCTATAAATCAAAACTTATCTGTTGAGAGCCAGTAAAACTCCTTATTTATATGCGGTTAGATTTCCGCTAACAAAAAACTAAATGGATGATGTAAAAATTATTGAGGGTGAAGCCCAAGACCCCAAAGACGAGCAAATTCCTGATGAAGAAACTCGTAAAACACTTGAGGCAATGCAAGCAGAGGGACATGATGTTCCTGCACTAGAAGAGCCTGTTAAAAAGGAAGAACCTATTAAGGAAGAGCCTGAAAAACCCAAAGAGGGTGATGAAGATGATTCTGAAGAAGAGGTAAAACCTAATAGACTTCCTAAAATGATGCCAGTTTTTAAGCAAAAGATTGCTGAAAAAGCATGGTCAAAAAGGGAAACAGAACTTCTTGGTGAAATTGAAACCTTAAAAAACAAGCCAACTGAAGCACCTGTTCAACAAGCTAAGGTAACAGAGGATATGGATTCCAAAATTGCTGAATTAGCTGAAAAGAAAGGTGTGGATGCTGAACTTATAAAAGATATTATAGGTTTAGTACCTAATCAGGACTCGTCAGAAGAAGTCAAAGAAGCTATGCAAGTTATAAAAGATTTGAAAGCTTCTAATGAACAGACTAAAGCTGACGTAGATTTCAGTAAAGAATTTGAAGGTGTAAAGCCTTTAATAAAAGCTGAATATCCTAATATTTCAGACGGCGACTTGTCTAATATTCAAAAACAACTCAAAGATAATGCTTTCACTGAAGAATATGCTAAAACACCTTTATCAGTTATCTATAAAGGATTAGATGGCTTTAGAGAGGCTGTAATAACCAAAAAGAAAACTGCAGAGAGCAG